CCATAGATAGTCAGAATATCAAGCGGCCGCCTCCGACGAACGCCTCATTCCTTTTAAGCATTCCCTTCCACAGATCAACAATCTCTTTAGGAAGTGGAGCGTTATCAGGATCAGGACCTTCCCACTTCTCTTTTTCAAAAATAGCAAGAAACGCTTTATTCCTGCTTTCCCTTAGCTCCTGCCTTTTGACTTTCAGTCTTTCTTTAAGACCCTCGATATCTTCCTTAAGTGCCTCATTCTTAGCCTTTTTATCAGCCTCTTCGACCCATGAATCAAACCATGACAAAGTACGTTTAGCATGATCCAAAGTACCTTCATTTCCCTGTTTGACATTCACCTGAACCAGTTCATTAAGACTAACAATACGCTCATCAATCCATTTCTGACTGTACTTTTTCAGACGCTTTTCAACTTTGTCCCATGCCTCTTGCTCACGTATCTTTCGGGTCTCTTTCTTCCGTACATTTTTCAGCTTTGCCTCATTAGACACATGAATAATCATAGCCCTAAAAGTTTCCTCACGACGCATCCATATGTCCGTACCATTCAGCATCTCTGCCAATGCTGACTGACGCGCTTCAGGATCACCTAACACATTTTTCAACTTTTCCTTAATACTGTCCTTCAGTATAAGTACAATCTCCGCAATAGCTGACTTGCGATCATAACCATACTTTACAGCAGTCTGCTCAATCTCAAAATCTGAAACCTTAAAATCTCCGACTTCCAACCAATTACCTGTATAGGTTTTTATTAACTTTATTTTCATAACTAACCTCCATATAATTTCTCGGACTTTAACAGTCCAACGATGATCCCTGAAGAATCACCGCAAGACCCTTACGCCTGATAGTCTGCAAATGATCGGACATAAGATCGATCATTGCTAGGCACGCCGCCTTTAAGTTTAGGCGCAATACCAATCTTCTTTTCATACGCATTACAGAAAAGACTTGCATCGCAATCCTCTTCTAAGTACACCCGCTTACCATTCTGATATGAGTACCCGGATATCTTCTTTGCAATACCTAAGAACTCTATATCCTTTCGAGCGACTGATAACCAACCGTGTCCCGGATCGGATACAAAAGTGTATACACGCTTTTTCATATTTACTCTTGCCACAACAAACCTCCAAAGTCCGTACCGGTTTAATATCGTTTCCGGTACAGTTCCATTCAAAGCACTCATTGAATACTCTCAATGGAGGAGGTTCCTTCCCTTTGTCTTACAGTCTCTTCAGTGCTCGTCAGGAACACGCCCCACTAAGTTGAATCATTATCGGCTCACCCCGCTACCAGCTCCGGCCGGTAGGCACTTACTCTGTTTGACTTTCTTTTCAATGATCTTGGTTTAGGCTTGGAAGTTTCAATCTGACTGTTCCGTACCTTTACCCTATAAGTAATTATACCACAGAAACTCACAGAAGTCAAGTTTGTTTTTTACTGGAGATAGCTAGTGATAAACACGTTGTTCAAATGATTAAAGATGAGCGCATAAAAAAACCGGCATGGGAAGGAGGTAACCAAAACCCATACCGGCCGAGTAAACATGGAGGTTTGCTCTATACTTAATAATAACACACATCAGCAGTTTAACCTAGTCGATACCATACACTATAAAATACGTCTGTACATTACCCTCAAACTCAGTCCGACCCATACGCCTGAGCCATCCACTTTTTCCATCCCGCTCATTCCATGGATCATTATAGATCAATTCACATCTGGCACCATCATACGCGATCACTGCCAAATAATGCCCCGGTTTCTCCAGACAGATTTGAACAGCAAACCCCTCTGCCACATAAGCCATCACTCCCCTAAAATCCAGACCCCACATAAACTTGGCTTTAGCTCTGAAGACTTTCCTGACTCCCAGCGGATAATATTGCGGCACCCTGTTTTCCGGGATGTCGTCACCCACAACCCGCACAGTATCCAAAGCTGATTTATTCCGGGGATCATTAAAGTAATCCATCAGAACCTCTTCCGGTTGCGGCCTGTAATCACCCGGACATATGATATTCATATTATGACCCATCGCCGCCAGACAATTCACTGCCGCCGTCGGACCACAACTCTCAAGCCACCCGTCCCTCGATCCCAGTGTAGATTTTAAAAATGCCTCAGTCGGGTTGTTGTCCTGCTGATAGTACACTTCGATTTCCTTCCATCTTTTCGCACCTGTAATCATATTATTCTCCCTCTATATGTTGTAGTAATGCACCGCGAATTGAATCGCCTTGCACCATAGAAACCTTTAATAACTCCCAAACTCTATTCCAGTCCGCGGACTTTAGCCAGAAATCTTCCCACTCGATCAAAGCTTCCGGCTCCTTTTCGCAGTCAAGACATGCCTGTTTATGGACCGCCAGCAAAAGATCAATATGCGCCTGCTTGATTGTCTTTTGTTCAGGTTCTGCATAGTCAACATCCTCTTCCTGTTTTAGACGCGTCCGGCATATCCGACATACCGAATCACCTTCCTGAAAAAGAGATTCATCAAGCAGTCCCTCACACACCGGGCAATAACGCATTTCATTTTACATACTGACCCTGTATCCTCGATTCAGTAAAATCAAGATCAAGTAGTATCCTCCTTACATCCTCTTCGGATTCACTAGCCATATTTGCGGCCAGAGCTACATCCACATATTTCTGAGTAGCATGCATGTATTTAATAACATCCGCAATTTTCTGATCATCGACCGGCGGCTTCGGCGGATTCACATTCACATGCTTATTAAAAGTCTGATTCAAGAACGTCGCGGGCGTTAAACCTTGCAACTCAGCAATCCTGTCCCGCTCTTCGTCACTGAGATCCGGTGCCGGAACTGTCCGCCTATCACCATGCTTCTTTAACGACTCCGATTCCTGCGCAAAAAAATCAAATATTCCATGTTCCGGCATAATCATCCCCGCTTGCATACAGTAACCCTCAGCCATAAAAAAGTGGTCGGGGCGGCTTCCCTCTTTCCATATAAATCGTGATTTCTCAGGGTGTAATTCATTCGGTTCAAGAAGACGGGTGGAAGCCTGCATATGCCTATAATATTCCCCCTCTTCAAGAAACTCGGCCTGCATAGGTAACAACATATTCTGAAGCTCAAAACCTTGTCTGACATAATCAAGCATCGCTGTTCGATCCATTCTCAATTCTTTTTTATCTTTATGACGTATCATACTCGTAACACCTTCCTGAAAACGGCTCGACCAGACATTACTAAAGTCGTCTTTCAGATCCATAACTTTATGGATCTCCGGCATTGCATCAATCACACAACATTTAGGTTTCCACTCCCTGAGCAACTGCTCCAACTGATTGAATCCGGGGAGTGTCCAGATACCTAACAATCGCAGACTAAATCCATCAACAGTCTTCACACGCTCCCGTAAAATTACATGTAAGTATTCACCAACATCCACACCCATCAATCGCGCCTTTTCCTGACCAACACGTCGCGTAGGCCATTCGTATTTCCGACGGCAATCATTCAACATCGCTTGTGTAACTTTCGATCCTTTGGATGAGAAAGGCAGACCTAAATTGGAGTTATAAAACAACTGGGTCCGTAAGTCATTACCTACAGCTTTCATCCACGTCCGATACAACTTTCTCAAAGGTACAAACTTACTGAATATCTGACTGACTCTAAATCCCTGCCATTCCCGATCCGGGTATTTATGCTTCCATCTACCTTCAGAAAGACGATCCACCGCCGCTCCACAATCGTGTATCAATTTGATTTCCCCACGTGATCGTGGATCGTGATCAGCTTCCTTATCCCGCAAAACAAATGTATTACTACTGATTTCCTCTACCACATGCATAAAGAAATCAGGTACAAACTCTTTACCACATCCCGGACACTTCAAGTACCACTGACCTTGACTACTCTCAAGATATCTCTCATCAATCCCGAACCCTTCAACCGTCGGGTTTCCAATCTCACGCTCATATTTGTACGGACTGGCAGTCAAACGGTCGGGAAGCATTAAAAGATTTGCCTGATTGCAATGATCTTTTTCATCGACATACGCACTGTCTACCGGGATCTCAATAAACTCATCCGCAACATTCGATCCCACATACGCAAGTGACCCTTTTCCAAAATGCATAAGAGAAGTACGATGCACTTTTGTCCCGGCGGCAAGTACCAAAGCTCTATAGTGATTTACTTTTTTGTGTAGCTTATAAATCCTGTTGTTGACAAACCGGTTTCGCAGTTCGTATTTGGGAAGCACGTACATAACCGTCATTCCCATTTCTCCGGCTTCAATATGTGACTGTATAATGAATAACTCAGATAACCCACACTGTACACTTTTTTCGACTACCATGAACGGGGTCTTTCCAATGAGTAAATACAGATCATGCAAATAATACAGATCCTTGAAAGTCATTTTCTGCATTCGAGTGTTTCGGTGTATACCCGCCCACGCTAGTGTTCTGTTATTTTTGAATTGTAATTCAAGAAAGGCGTTTTTCGCTTCTACTAGTTTTTTATATGCTTTAACCTGTTTTAATTGTATCCGGGCTTCCTCAACGCTTTTCATCAGATTCCAGCAGTCGTAACCGCTCTTTCTCCCGCCTAAATCCTTCAGCAAGAATATCCAGCTCTTCAACCTCAGTGGCCAAATCCTCTATCTGCTTAGGAGTTACATTCACAAGCTCATCCTGCGCGTATGGATTAGAAACTTCACCACCCTCGTTAATTTGCTGATTAAAACCGATATTAACATTCAAACGCTTTTTCAATCCTAGATCAGCACTTTGCGGATCATTCACAATATCATATACAAACCGTGCCATTTTCCCGATAGAGTCGATAGTATCCGCGGTAATCTTGAACTTTAAAATATTGTTAATCGTCGTATTCGCATTGCGCTGGAGAGTCAAATGCTGACCCAAATTAAACATCCGCTGTTCGTAACGCGCTACAGCAATATACGCTCGAACACCCGGTAGTGCAAGCCACCTTGCGATAGTAACCGCTGATACATTGTATTCTTTTGCCCAAATCTTAGCAGTCTTGTATTCTGTAGCATACCTAAACGCAAAATCTCTTTGACGCTCAGTTATGAAAGGTAAATCATTCAGATCAGGGATATTGGTTACATCAATAAACCGGCTCAGACCCGTTTCCACAGGAGCCAGTACTTTAGTGATCGGCGCGTCGGCACTGATACGTATTGCAGAGACAGTACCTAAATACGTATCAATCCGCTTTCGTATCCTATCCATAGGCAATTTATTTTTCATAATCTACCACCCGCAATAGTTTAAGAAAAAGTTCTACCTGTTCAGCGTCCAAAATAGCTATTGATCGCTGATCGTCAATAATAACCTCAAGACTTGCCTTTGTAAACATGTTACCCGCAACATCCAATAAAAGCTCA